ATAAATTCTCCTATGAGAGCCGTTGAGCTTTTAAGCAACAAGTTTGGTGTAAGCCAGTTATACCAACACGATGTAAAAAAAGATGGTGAGGTTATTCTTTCTGTCTTTTGGCATCCGTTAACGATTTCGGAACGAGAATCTATTCAGAAGAAGTCTAGTAATACAGATGATGCATCTGATTTTGCTTTGTCTTTGATGATTCAAAAAGCATTAGATGAAAAAGGTAAAAGACTTTTTGCTGATGGAGATAGAGCAACTCTTCGTAGAGAAATTGAAGCAGCTATTCTTCAAGAAATTCAATTAGCAATGCTTGAATCTGGTTCAGATAAGGAGGTAGACGAAGCAGAAAAAGATTTGAAAAGCGAATAGAGAATGGATCTTTTTATTTTCGTTAGCGAAGGAGTTAGGTAAAACTGTTAAAGAATTGACAAGGGACTTGACGAGAGAAGAAATGATTGGTTGGGCTGCTTATTTTAAAATTCAAAATGACGAAATGGATAAAGAACGGGAAGCTTCTCAAAGAGGTAGTGCTTCTCGAACGCAAACAAGGTAAACTGTTGAGGAGTCTTTGTTTTTTCTGTTGAGTGGCTGATTATACCCGCTTAATTGAGTTTAAGGTAAAAGATACTGACTTAAATCGTGCTGTAAATAAGCTTACTAAGACTTTAACTCGTATTGATAAAACATTAGTAGGTATAGATAAGAAATTAGATCATATAGCAAAACAAGGATTTGGATTTGTTGCAAAAGAAGCTAATAAAGCAGAAAGATCTGTTAGCAAACTAGGGAAAACACTTAAAAGTTTATCTAGTCCTCAAGGATTAGCAGGTGCTGCTGTCTCAAAAGGTTTCAATCTTTTAGGTGGCGGTAAAGGCGAAATTGCAAGAAGAGTTGCAGAATTAGGTGCTTTTGATGGGGTTTTAAGAAAAATAACGAATGGGAATACAGGATTACCAGCCTTTAATAGAAGAGTTACAGAAGCAGCTACAGCTTTGACTGGTTTTGGAGTTGCACATGCTGGTGCAATTCTAGGTATTGGTGCTGGTGGGGTAGCAATTGTTAAAGGGACAGAGCTTTTTTACAATCTAGGTAAAGGTGTAAGACAAGCCGAAGCAAATTTAATTGATTTTCTTAAAACTTCTCAACAGGTAGGTTTAGGTAAGAATTTAAAATCTTTACTTCCTAGTTTCAAACCTGGCTCAAGATTAGGAGGAGCAGATAGTAGATTCCTTCCAGGTGGAATGGCAATTGATGGCAAAGCGATGGAAGAAGCGACTCGATTAACAGGTCAGTCTTCTCGTCTTGTTTTAGAAAGTCTTAGATCGAGAGCGCAGGCGTTAGCAAATAATAAAAAAATACAAGAAAATTTAGTTGCATTAACAGGGAAACATCTTAATGCGACTCTTCAGGTAAAAAGAACGCAGTTTCAATACAATCTCGAATTAGCAAAAACAAGATTAGTTCAAGCTGCTGTCACTGCTGATATTTGGGCTGCACAAAAGGCATGGCAGGGGATTATTGGAACTTTAAAATCTGCTACTGGACTTTTAGGTGGATTGCTTGGAGGCAAATTTGGAGGATTGGGTCAAGCTGCTGGTGTTATAGGTACAACTCGATCTATTGAGTTTTTAATCAAACAATTAGATAAAGTTAATATTCATTTCTTAGATGGAGCAAAGAATGCAGCAACGTGGGCTGCAAGAGTTACAGAGGCTATCGCTGGTGTAAATCTTGCGTATAGCGGATTAAATAGTGTTTTATCTGCTGCTACTTGGGTAACAAGTGCTGTTAAAGGATTCCTTGATTTTGAAAGAGCTGCTGTAACTGCTTTTCATAACGTACAAGCAGCAAGACGTAAGATGGAAAGGAACAGAGGTTCGTTCCAGCAAAATACTCTTCTTCAGAATTTATTTGGGCCTTTAGCTCAAATGCTTGATGGAAGGATGGGAGATAAGTTAAAAGAAATATATGGAGGAGCAGATGCTGGTTTTGGACAAGAAGAGCAAGCCTTTAGAGGCATGTCGGACAGGACTCCTTATGGGCAAAGACTTGTTAATGAACTAGAAGAGGCAAGACAAAAACTTTCTGAATTACGTTCCACTAATGATGATTTTGCTAAACAAGTTAGTCGTGTCTTGACTTTAGAATCAAGAGTTAATGACGAATTAGCAAAACAACAAAAGATAAAAGAAGAAACTCTGGCGGTACAAAACAAATTGAAAGAAATGGAGCAAAGAGATCCTATTGCTCAAAAAGAATTAGAAAACGAAAAACAACTAAGGGCTGCTAGAGCAGATAGAGCAAAAGATAACAAGCAACAGCTCAGTAGAGAATTGAAAGGGATAGCTGATAGGAAAGAGGCTTTAGAAAGGTTATATGCACGACAGAAAGCAAAGGAACAAGAACAAATAGCTTTAGTTAAGCAACAAGAAAGATTGAGGGCTGAAAGCAGAAGACGTAGGGGTAGAATGGCAGAGAACTTGATGCTTGGAGCTGGTTTCCCATTACTCTTTGGTGGTGGAGCTGGAGCTGTGGGAGGTGGAGTCTTAGGTGCAGGATTACAAGCTGTTTCTGGTTCTCAAGGATTTGGAGCGCAGATATTATTAAGTGCTTTAGGTCAACAATTTGATGCCTTTGCTTCTAAAGTTGCAACATTAGGACAAGCTTTTACTGCTATAGATAAAGACGTAACTCCTGTGGTTGAAGCACTTGGGTTGACTGGAAGTGCTTTTGAGAAACAACTTAAGATACTTAATGATTTAGGTGAGAAAGAAGAAGCTTTCAATTTGGCAAGAGAAAAAATGATTGAATTAGTTGGAGGTAGTGGAGTTGACGCTTTAACTGAGTTTGGTACTGACACCAAGGCATTAACAGATGATTGGAGTCGTTTAATGACTCAAATGGGAGCAGGTTTAGCCGCACTAATTAATTCTGCTGGGATATTAAAACTATTAGCCGATTCAATTAATAGAGTAGTTCTTTTGAATCAAGCAATTGAAAATACGAATAATGATCCAGAATTAACAAGAATAAATAAAATCGTTGATAAATATAGTACTGGTGAAATACGTCCAGGTGGTCTTACAAGCGAAGGAAAACGACATAATTTCCCTAGTATCACCGAACTTAATGAGCAATTAATTGCACGACAAAAGATATTAAATGCAGACTTTGAAAGTCTTCAAATAGACAAAGTAAGAACTCTTACGTTTGATGCTCAAATTGCAAAATTAAAAGAAAAACTAGACCTAAGAAATGCTACTTCTGAAGAAGAAAAAGCGGCATTAACAATAGAAAAAGAAGTAAGTGAAATTCTTAATAAATTTAAAGAAGCCGATATAGTTTTAACTAAAACTCAAATACAAAACATAAGAACATATGTAACCGAATTAAATAAAGTAAAACCAGAGGTCGAAAAGTTAGATCAAATATGGAAAGATGTAGGGATGTCTATTAAAGATGGATTGGTTGACGGTATCAATGCAGCAATAGATGGAACGAAGACATTAGGAGAAGTTGCTTCTGATACGTTCAGAAGAATCAGTAATGCTTTATTAAATTACGGTGTTGAGTCTGCTCTGATTGGGATGACAGGAGGAACAGGTGGTTTCTTCTCTGAAATATTCGGAAGAGCTTCAGGTGGCCCAGTAAAAGGAGGATCACCTTATGTTGTAGGAGAGAAAGGCCCAGAATTATTCGTCCCAAGTTCTAGCGGTAATATTGTTCCTAACGATGCAATGGGAGGAGCAAATATTGTTGTTAATGTTGATGCTTCTGGTTCATCTGTTGAAGGAGATGAAGCTCAGTCAAGAGAATTAGGTAATATGTTAGCAGCAGCGATACAAGCTGAACTGGTACGTCAAAAAAGACCAGGTGGTTTATTAGTCTAAATTATGGCAACATTTCCTGGCATTAATCCTAGTTATGGACTACGAAAATCAAGTAGTCCCAATGTAAGACAGGTCCAATTCGGTGATGGTTATTCGATGAGGACAACGTTTGGAATAAATCAGGATTTAAAATCGTACTCTCCTACATGGAGAAATATTAGCGAAACAGATGCAGATACAATTTCTGCTTTTTTAGAAGCAAGAGGAGGGAGTGAATCTTTTGAGTGGACTCCTCCAGGTGAAAGTAGTTCATCTAAATTCATCTGTCAGTCATGGTCTAAATCAATTCCGTACTTAGACAGAGCTACGATCCAAGCAAGTTTTCAAGAAGTAGCGGAGCCTTAAGTTATGGCAGTAGCAGTCTGGACAGCTTCAACAGCTTATTCCTTAGGCAATGTAAGAAGGGCTGGCACAGATCAAGTTACAGGTTTATTTTTTAAGTGTGTTAGTGCTGGTACATCTAGTTCATCACAGCCTGCTTGGCCTACGGATATTGGGAATGAAGTCATTGATGGGTCGGTTACATGGAGAGCAATTAGTAGTGTCTATGCTGATCTTTCTGTTCTTGCTCCTAGTGCAATTATCGAACTTTTCGAATTAAGACTCGACAATACATTGCATGGAAGTTCAAATATTACTCGTTGGCATAATGGATGCAATGAAGGAATCACAGGCGGTATAACCTGGGACGGTAATTTATACAGTAGTTTGGCTATACAAGCAGAAGGTTTTGAGCAAACTTCTACTGGTTCATTACCTAGACCTACTCTTACAATCGCTAACACAGATGGATTGATTACAGCATTAATTCTTGACGTTAATGCTGTTACACCTTACAACGATTTAACAGGAGCAGAAGTTAGAAGGATAAGGACTTTAAAAAGGTACTTGGATGGAGAAGCGACAGCAGATCCTAATGCTCAATGGCCTGTTGAAATTTGGTATATAGATAGGAAAGACACAGAGAACAGAGATGTAGTTAAATTTGAACTAGCTTCAAAGTTTGATTTGGCAGGACAGTTTGTTCCAAAGAGGCAGTTAATTGCAAATGTATGTCAGTGGGAATATAGAAGTTCGGAATGTAGTTATACAGGAAGTAATTACTTTGACGAGGATGATAATTCAACGGGTTCGCTTGCTTCTGATCGTTGTGGTAAAAAAGTAAGTAGTTGTAAACTTAGATTTGGTCAGAATGGGCAGCTTCCTTTTGGATCGTATCCTAGTGCTGGAAAGGTAAGATGAAGCTAAGTGAAGAAATAAAAGATCAAGCTTTAACTCATGCAAAGGAAGAGAGTCCT